TGGCGAGTTGCGTGGCGGTCGCGGTCTTGGCGGCCTGGTCGGAGGCGTAGTCGGTGATGTCGGAGGTGGTCAGCGTCGGGATGCCCCAGGACGCCGCCGTGCCGTTGGTGATGAGCGCCTTGCCCGCATTGCCGGATTGGCCGGGCAGGCTTCCGGCCGCCATGGCGAAGGCGGTGGCGTCCACATAGCCCTTGGTCGCCGCGTCGGTTGCCGCCGAGGGCGCGCCGAGGTTGGTCAGCGTCACGCCGCCGAAGTTGGTGGTGGTGGAGGTCCGGTAGAAGTTCGTCCCGTCCGGCGAGTAGCAGAAGCCCACCTCACCCGCCGCGAACGAGGCCGAAGCCCCCGCGCCGGTGGTGACGACAACCGCCCCCGAGGCCGCATTGCGGACGAAGTAGAGCTTCTTCACGCCCGGCGCCGTGATGGTGCCCCCGGTCCCGCCGGTGATGTTCAGGGCCAGGCAGCGGGCCTGATCCGTCGCGCCGTTGACGCTGGTGAGGGTGAGCGCGCCCGACAGGGTCTGAGTGACCGCGCCCGCCAGCGCGTCCTCCAGCAGCTGGAAGACGCCGGTGTTCAGCGTCGTGCCCCAGACGTTGAGGTTGTCGCCGGGGGCCTGGTAGTTCAGCCGGAAGGACGTGGAATAGGATGAGGGCATCAGAGAGCGGTCCCGTCAGCGCGCAGCCAGGTGTAGGTCCCGGCCACGGAGGTGGAGATGGCGATGCAGTTCTTGTCCGAGACGCTGATGGCGCACTCTCGCCAGTTGTCCGCCGGCGGAAGGTTGGCGAATGTGACAACAGCCAGGCGGCCCGGCTGGGTCGGGGTCTGCAGCTCGCGGATGGCGTCCTGCATGTCCCGCAGGATGGCCGACAGCGGAAAGCCCAGGGTGGGATCAACCGGCCTCAACTCCACCCTCCCCCGGCTTTCGGAACCGGCGTCCAGATCTCAGACGTTGGCGCGACCGGCGACCAGGCCTCCGAAGTGGGCGCAACAGGCGTCCAAATCTCCGAAGTGGGCGCGACCGGCGACCAGACTTCCGGCGTGCCGGTCGGGATGCCCCAGCCCGTCACCTTGAGGTAGCCCACGCCGATGTCGGCGTTGTCGTTCGCCGCGACGAACCCGGTGGCGCTCTGCCAGCCCGACCCGTCGAGGGTGTCCGCGCCCTCCAGGATCGCCGCGGAACCGGCGATCAGGACCCCGCCAGACGCCGCAAGGGTGTCCGGGGCCTCGGTAACCGCGACGAAGGCCGCGTTGACCACCGTGCCCGACGCGGCGACCGTGTCCGCCGCCTCGGTGACGGCCAAGGAGCCAATTGCAATCGGCCCGCCCGACGCCGCCAGCGTGTCTGGCGCTTCCGTGCGGGCCAGCGAGCCCGACACCAGCACCGAACCCGCCGCGCCGGTGTAATCCGGCCCCTCGGTGATCGACGCCGTGCCGGCTGCCAGAACGCCGCCAGAGGCCGACAGCGTGTCCGGGGCCTCTGTGACCGCAAGGTCCCCGGAAACCGCTCCAGAGCCCACGGAACCGGCCGCAGAGAGGCTGTCAGCGCCTTCCGTGACCGCAAGTGAGCCCGCGACCAGGACGGCGCCCGCCGAGGCCAGCGTATCGGCCGCCTCGGTGATTGCCGCATCACCTGTGATCGCCCCGCCAGAGACGGAACCCGACGCCGAGACGGTGTCCGGGGCCTCGGTGATCGCAACCGAACCCTCAACGAGGACCTGGCCGAGCGCGTCGAGGGTGTCGGGGGCCTCCGTGATGGAAGCCGATCCGACGATGGTCCCCGCCGCGACCTGCGGGCTTAGAAGGGTCAGCAGCATTGAGCGCCCTCCCGTTCAGGCGCTCAGGACAGCGTCCGCAGCTTTGTCAGGGTGTCCTGCGCCTCGGCGATCTCGGTGTCGGCGCGGACAACCGCGTCAACGTCCCCGATGGCCTCAGCGTGGGTCTTGGATGCCTCCAGATAGGCAATGCGCCTTTCCGTCAGCACGATCAGGTTCTCAACCTTCATGGTGCGGCCCTTATGCGAACAGCGCAAAGCCGGTCACGTCGCCGGCCGTGACAGCGGTGTTGTTGGTCAGGCCCTGGCCGCCCGTCACCATGACCGTGATGCCGGTCGAGAACGCCGCGCCGCCCTCGGCGTGCCATTCCACGCTCGCATTGGGTCCAATGCCGAACTCGGTCAGGGCCGAGGTCGTGCCCGGCGTGACCGAGGCGGAAAGGGCGTTGAAAATCTTGACCCAGCGCGCCGAGGTGGCGGTGTTCGTCAGCACCATGCCCACAAGGCGGCCCGCACCGGACTTGAGCTGCTGCGCCGCCGGGGTCGCCGGGCAGTTGACGTTGGTGAGGGTCGCCGCGCCGGTCGCGTTGGCGCGATACTGGACGCCCACGTCGCCAATGGCGTTTGTGCCCGCCGAAAGGCCGGTCGTGCCGCTGCTGATCGTGACCGGGGTAGAGGCCCCCGAGGCCGCCACGGTGATCGGGATGGCGGCCTGCGTGCCGAGCGGTCGAAACCCGGCGATGTGGGTGGCGACGTTCGCCATGTCCTCGACCGAGACATAGCCGACCGTCCAGGTCGTCGTGGTCGCGGGGTTGGTCGTGCCGTTGTAGGCCCAGAGGTAGACGTAGAGCTCCACGTCATCGTCGGGCAGGGCCTCGATCCGGCTGGCGCGGGTCGTGACGGTTGGCGTCGTGGCGGACGCCACCAGCGTGTCCGCCCAGTTGACGTTCCGGCCATCCATGAACGTCTGCATCACGTGGCCGGGCGAGACCGTGGTGTTGATGGTCGCCGTGGTATTGCCGCTGTTCCAGCCCTTGCGCTGGGCGTCCACCAGAGCGTTGGTCGCCGTGGTGCCGCTGTATTGGGTCCAGAGGTAGTTCCAGCCGAACAGGTCCACCGTGCAGGAGCCCGAGGCAGGCCAGCCCGCGACCGTGAAGGTGATGGTGTTGGCGGTCGGGATGGAGGCGATGGCGTAGCGGCCCGGAACCCCGTTGGCCCCGTTGATGGCGCCCACCATCATGAACTGGCCGACATTGGCCGAAGTGAAGCCGTGGGCCGTCTTGGTGACCGTGATCGAGGTCGCGCTGTTGATGGTGCAGGACAGGCCCTCGCCCACCAGGTCGGCCATCATCACGGCGAAGTTGTTGTTGGCGATCCGCTGGGACAAGATCGTCTTGTGCCGAGCGATGAACGCGCCCCGGAAGGAGGCGAGACTGCGGGCCAGAAACTCGCTGTTGGCCGTGGTGCCGGTTGTCACCAGCAGGTTGCCCGAGGCTTGGGTCACGCCCATGCCGGTTCCGAGCCGCCGCTGGGTCAGTTCCGGCGCGATAAGGCTGGAACCCACGTCCGAGAAGCTGGCGACCCAGAGGGTCAGCGGCGCCTGGCGAACGATGGCGCCGCGCGCCGTGTCCAGCGGGTTGTCCGTGGCGATGTCGGGCTGGTTGGCCGAGGTCGCCGCGCCCGAAGGCAGGGGCAGGGACGCGGCGCTGACCGGCATCGGGTTGGCCGACGACACGTCCGTCGCCGAGCCGTCCGCGCCCACGCTGATCTTGACGCGCTGGTGCAGCACACCCCCGACATCGTCGGCGGCGATGTCCGCGCCTGTTCCGGGGGTGTAGCCGACATTATCCGGCATCAGGCATTGCCCTCAGTCACGGCGAAGCTGGTCACGCTGACCGTCTGGCCGGTGGCGATGCTGGTGTTGTTCAGGTTCAGGTCAGAAGCCGCGGTCGAGACATCGCCGTCCATGATCGGCGTGGTCCCGTTGGACTGCCACAGGCGGAACCAGGAGGCGGTTCCAGTGGCCGCCGCGGTGCCGTTGCCGATGGCGTTGGCCGTCAGCACGCCGCCGGAAGCCGCCGCCGCAAACGCCGTGGCGTTGCAGGTCAGCTCCACCAGCATGGTCTGGGTGGTGATCGCCGTGTTCGGGTTCGCCGGGCGCGTGCCGTTGTAGATCCGCAGCTTCGCCGAGGTTCCGGTCTGCGAGGTCACGCTGTCCATCTTGGCGTTGCGGACAGCCGTAGCGTACTTGATCGCCATGTTTCAGGGCCTCAGTAGTCGGTGATGACGTTGTATTGGCGGTAAAGCCCGCGAACCGGGACATCCGTCCGAAGCGGGCCGACGATGGGCTTGTCAGAGACGCGCATGGCCTCAAGGGCCTGGTCGAACAGCGCCTTCCACAGGGTCAGCGCCTCGGTGTCGCGCAGGTAGGGCGCGGCCTGCATCAGGGCGCCGTAGAGGTAAACGTCCGGCCCCTGCTCCAGCAGCCAGTTGGTCGGG